GGAGATGTGTATAAGAGACAGCTCTTAGAGTGTGTGGATACTTCTTTAAGTATCTTATCATCAAGGCCCTTAGCCTTTTTCCTCTTGTAGCTATTGTGACGCATCGTGTCGAGGCGATCAGCTTTTTGTGCTTCTGTTTCGCCTTGAATATTGACACGTTTACCTGGGAAACGCTCTTCGATTGTTTTGATACAGCGGTCGTAGTCTTCTTTGGTTTCGGCTTTACCGAGCACACCAAAGTCGACTGCGGCAAATGATCCTGGTCCCTGACCATGAACAGCGCACCTGAATCCTTTGAAGCTCATCTTGCGTTCGCTACCGCACTCGGGGCATTCTGGTGGCCCATCTGAGGTACGGTAGAACACCTCCTCTTCAAAGAAGTCGCAGCCAGTACAGTCGAGATTGTTTGTTCTAAAGCTCATTTTGATTTCGAGTCCCTGTCTCTCATTCGGATGATTACGTCGTCGTCAAAGGATACGAAAAACCGATCTCCTTTCTCATACTCCCTGACTTCCCCTTTTCGACCATCATACGTAACCCAAGCTGCGGCTACCGGTTCTTCGGCAGAGTATCCCATGTTGTTGTAGTCCCAAGTAGAGGCGGCTACGGCAAATCCTTTCTGCTCGTCGATTGGGGCTTTTTCGGGATAGTTTTTAGCGGACCCTCGATAAATATCCATAGCTGTATCTATCGGACCATCTCCGCTCGGGGGGATTCCTACAGGCTGGGGCGGGGGTTCGCCTATAGTGCCGGTTTCTCGACGTGTATACTGGGGCTTACCGTCTGGGCCGATCCCGATAACCTCATCAGAAGAATAGTTATCTTCCCTAAGCTTATTCAAGGCTTCATTGTACGCCTTCTTCCGTTCTGCCCAACTTTCTGCCCAAGTTGGTCCTTCCCCCGGAGCAGCATCTAACCATTCCTCTTCTTTTGGCTTAGGCGCCGTCTCTGCGGCCTTGAGTCCCAATTCTTTCTGACGCTTATCCCATTCCTGAAGAGAAAGCGGCGGCTGCTTAGGCAGGGGCTTGGTCTTTGAAGCCTGTGTGGTAGGTGTAGGGCTTACCTCAGATTGAGGGTAAGCTTCGCCTTCTAGTTCAGACTTACCGGTGGATGGATCTGACGTAGGGTAAGCAACGGAAGACTCCATACGGCGGAGAGACTCTGGAGACGCGTCCTTTTGCTGGTCTGCTTTGCTTCGCCCCTCGATAGTACCGCCTTGAGGCTGGGCCTGACGAAGCTTCAGCATTTTGTCTTTGTAGTTCATCCCTTTCCTATGGGTTTGGCAAAATCGCCTAAGATAGAGTCTTCAAGTTTCATGTTTCTTAACTCTTCGTCCCGACGCTCTCTGTCTTCGTCACTCGGGTCTTCCGCTAACTCTTCGTGGCGTATCTTATGGAACCGCCTAGAAGGCTTAAAAACATTAGCATCAACAGCCCCTGTCTTCAGAGCCCCCATGCGGTACATGTGATTACCTTCTTCATCCGTCCCAATATATTCATCGTCGGGGGCGATACGATCTATAGCATTTGCAACGTCTTCCACCAATAGCGCCCTTTCTGGGTCCATATAATCCAACATCAGATCGGTGGAATGATCTACCGCCGCAGTATAAGGCTCACCTGCAGGGCCGACTGTGCGCAGTAACGATTCTGTTTCAGGGTCAAATGCCCTACGGTTCTCATTAGCCCGCTCTTCATCCGCCAACTCCTGAAGTGTTTTGGCTCCGGGGTCAGTAAACTCTTCAAACTCATCTTCAAGGTCTTGCTCTGTTGGCTCATAGTCGCCACTAACGGGGTCTTGTTTGTCGGCCTCTTCAAAGAATTGTCTGAACGCAGCTTTATCCTCATCTTCTGGTGGCGGAAAATAAGTAGGTCTGGGCTTACCAAGCTTCTCTCGGTGAGCTTCCTGGGCCTGCGCTTTAATCCTTGCCATTCTCTCGTCACTACGGGCGGCTTTTTCGGGGTCCATACGACGACGGACGGCCTCATCGTAGTCAAGGGCCTGCTTTGTGGTCATGCCCTTAGGCACCGTAATCTTACCTGTACCAGCCTCTGTACCCGTAAGCTCATAGGCTTGCGGTAACGATTTACGAAGCTTCAGCATTTTGTCTTCGAGTTCGTTCACTTCTTTTTCTTCGCCGGCTTCTTTTTCGGCTTTTCGGATTCCATTAGGGACGTACTCCCCGTCGGGACCCTGAGGTCGTCTTTAGTTACGTAGGTACCGATGATGTTGCGCGACCGTTGAATTTTTCGGATTCGGTCCCGTTTTTTTCCTGGAGAGTAGTCTTTCATCTTTTTTCACCTTCAGTCATTATGCTTCGCCCTCACGAATAGGCGCCCCGCCACCTGCGGGCAATGCGTCTCCGGGTGTCGGTATATCGATCCCTGTTTTCTGCGCAATCTGTTCTTTCAGCGCAGTAGCTTGCTCTGGAGACATTTGTGACATCGCCTCCTGCACTTGAGCTAACTGCTGCGCCTCAATGTACGGCTTACCGCCAGCAGCGCCACCAAGACTTGCCTGCTGATCTGCTTGTGCCCCTGCCCCCTCTTGCTGCATCGCTTCTTGCTGCATCGCCTCAAGTTCGGATTGAGGAATAATCATTCGGCGGGAAAGCCCCATACCTGTGACAACCTCTTCTGTGAGTTTTCGGACGTCGACGTTCGGATTCTCGGCAAGGAACGGTATTAGTTGAAGTAGACTCTCGATCATTACGCTTGGGTTCTTTCGGATGGGGTTGTAGGACACCATCTCGAAATCCATATCAATGTTTCTTAAGTCTTTGTGGGCAAGCTCGGCCCAACGTCGATCACCTGCAATGCGAATGAGCCGAGTTTCGCGCATGTACTTCTTACTTAGGTAGAACGCTTTACGGGCCACGTCTTCGATGGCGTCGTTGAGGTGTCCTTCTCGGGTTGCGAGTCGGGTTCGCATTTGGGCGTCAATGATCGCCATTTCGGTTGCGGTACGAGCACCGACAACTTGGCCTCGGGCGGCTTCAGCAAGCGCCGAAATAAACGCAGCATCGTCTTCCTGGCGGGCAACAAACTCTTGTACACCCTGCGGGTTTTGTGGTTGGGGCATCTCATAGAACAGGGTTGCGAGTGTTCGTAGAGCTTCGCTGTTCGACGGATTGATTCCGATAAACGAACCGACACTCGCCTCTACAGCTTTGTTGAGGTCTTCTTCTGTGATTCGCCCTGAATCGTAAAGAATTCTCGGGATCTGCAAGTATGTGATTTGCTTCATGTGAGTGAGCAGATCGTTAATTGTTTCTTGTTGTGTCAGTACAAGCTGGACTTCACTTAGCCCCAGACAGTCAATGCCTGATTGGTTCAGGCTAAACATCGAGTATGGGATGTAGTCAATCTTGTCTTCGAAGACGACGGCATCAGCTTGCTTGACGTAGTGCTGGATTAAGCCTGTTTCCCGGTCGTAGTATTCGTAAATAGTTACCCATTTAAACGCATCACGAACCTGTTGCGTGTCGCTTGCTTGGTTCTTATCCATCAACCATTTAGGGTATCTGTCAGGCGAAACATCTTGAACCAAGTCGGCTTGGTACAGCCCAGAACGAACACGGTCTTTAAATTCCTCGAAAGAAATAACTGTAGCCTCAATCCAGTATCGAATGTCGTCGGGGTCTCTTGCGGTCAGATCAAAAAAGAGCGAAGAGGGGTTCACCGCGCGGACAATTGGCATGTCTCGGTCGGCGTCCCATCCGGTCTTAAATATTCCACGCTTACATAGAACTGCGTCAATCAGTGCCGTCGAGGCTTTACGCCGAAACTTGTTCGTACGAAAAATATATTCGAGCAGCCCTGTCACGGATGTAGCCGCGTCTTGTGAGTTAGGATTCTGCGCTACTGCGCCGACGGTAGGGTTTGGTCCAAGCAGAGCGCTAACCGCTGTATCAGCAATCGCGTAGATCATATTCTTTGAGCACAGATACGAATTCATTCGAGATGATCCGAGATCACTGTCTCCGCTTGAGAAAAAGTCGCCACGGTAGAATCTACGAGATTTGTCGAACTGAGTTTTCTCAGCCCGTTTGTAGAAATCTAGGTGCCGGTCAATGAGCTTTGATAGCTTGGACGACATAGTTACGCCTACTTTGAATCTTCAATTACGTCGAGAGCTTTTGGGGCCCGCTTACAGTCAGTCATCTGATTATTCTCGTATGAGTTCTTGAAGTTCTTCTTTAATCGAACCATCAGGGTTGTACATGCCTCTAATCATTGCGCTAGCGCTGTACATTTTCTTGAAATCCTCCAGCGCCTCCCCATCCAAGGTTTGTCCGGTAAGGTTTTGGACCGTAGCTTTATCGAATTCCATGATTAGCTACCCGCCTCTTTTTCTTTCTCTTCTTCCAGCGCCCGCAAAAGCTTTGACTTTTTCATCGCGTCGTCTATTTTCGCCTGATGCTTTGCCTTTTCTATTTCAGAAGCGTCTTTGGGCAGCTCACTATTTGAGACAAAGGTACTTTTCTTACTTTCAGACACGGGCGCCCAGGGTCCACGGGATGACTTTTTACCTGACATGATTAACTCCAACTAAGTGATGCGGG